ATCTTTAATAGAATATTTTTCTAAAATTTCTGGTGAATATTGATTTACTACTGGAGCACCATTCTTTTCATCTCTTTTTTGTTTCTCAAGTAGATAAACTCTGTTTCTAATTTCAGTAGAGGAATATTGATGTCTTCGTAAATGATAGTGAATTTCGATACCAGTATCTATACAATATTGCTTACCAGTAAAATCTCTATCTTTATATTCTTCACTCAAAAATCTTATATGAATTGTTTGAGATTGGATTAAATTAAGAAGATCTTCCTCCGTTTCATAAACAAGAATTTCATCAACATACTTGCATCCTTGAAGTTGAACATAACGTTCATAAGCAGACTGTACTGGTTTATTTTTAATACCAGGACGATCTACGGTTGGATCAACTTGAAGTGCAACTTTTAAATAGTCACATAATTCTTTTTCCATTTTAAGCATAGTAACGTGCCCAGCATGAAACAAATCAAATGAACTACAATTAAAACCAATTTTCATATAATAAATCCCCTTATAACATTATACTAAAAAAAGAGAGTTTATGCAACTCTCCTCATAGGTCATTCAGGCTCGCCACCAATTCTTTAACTGGAAATTGGAAACCAGGCGGAGAAAGAATTCCCCATCCGCACCAATTGCCTTTGAGAAAGGCAATAAAACAATAGGGTCATATTTGACTCCACCAGTTCTGTTTAAGTCCATCCGTGACTTTCAGGGGGTCCCGACCAGTACTTTTTAAGTCTCTCCGTGACTATTGATCCCAATCAAGAATGTCGTCTTCTTTTACATAACAAGGAACTCTATCTGGATCAAGCCATTTAGCATATTCTATGTCTTCCATTGCAGTACAACACTGCATTCCATTATCAAACAAATAAATATCATTCCATCGTTTTGTGTAATGATCTTGTTTTTGTAAACGATAATCTGGGAGACCATTCAATTCAATGATACCTCTTTCTATAAATCGATATTCTTCACGTTCAAGAAGAGTTTTTGTCATCACACAACCTCAGAAGTTTCTAAATCTTTGGCAATATATTCCATGAGAATATCATAATTATCTAGAGCATCTTCAGAGAAAATTACGCCATCATTTTGATAATAACGACGAATCTTTTTGTAAAGTTTCGGACTCTTTACATCAAGATAAAATTCACCATTAACCGCAGATTTAAGAGTTTGAAGATCTTTCTTAAATTTAATTGTAACCGACATTGCTTTGATTTGTTTGCCTTGTTATTATAGGATGAAATGACCTTTAAGTCAAGTGTACCAGTTGGAAAACTGGTAATCGGCGTGGCAGGGATCGAACCTGCGACTTTTCCGCCCCAAACGGAACGCGCTACCGCTGCGCTACACACCGATGATATATCTATAATACCACGACTACTTCATCATGTCAATACGGAAAGAACAGGAATCGAACCTGCGAAGGGTTTTATCCCCCGACAATTTTCAAGATTGCGTCCTCGACCAACCGGACTCTTTCCAAATAAGTCCTTAACGGACTTCAAAGTCTAATCGTTTTATTTTACGTTGGCGTCTTTCCTCCTGAAAGGCAAGATCTTCGTTTGTAAGAACACCAGACTTCTCTTTTGTATACATGGAGTTTAGCATAACAACCTTTGATAAGTCAAGTGCTGATATTTTATCCCCACGAATTGTTGCCATATTTGAACACCCGCAGGCAAATGTTTTTGTTGGATGTCCTTCTATTTCTCTGTTGCACAATTTGCAACGAATGCGTAAGTTTTCCATTATTCCATTACAAGTTAAATTTTATTCTGTAAATGAACGTAACATCCAAACGAATTTACCGTGTGCTTCGTTTAGATCATCAACAAGATTAACAGTTCCTCTTGACTTTTGTGCTTCTGCTTCTTCGGCAACTTCACCTAACATATCTATAATCTTTTTATGACCTTCAAGCAAATCTTTAATCATTTCCATTTCAGAAATATTTGTCTTTGCTTCTCCAACACCGGAGACTTCTACAACTCTGGATAAAGAACTTACGGGTTTAATACCCAGAAATCTCATATGTTCTGATATACGATCAACTTCTTCTTGAATTTCTGCGTATTGATTACCAAACAAATCGTGAATTTGCTTAAAATCTGGTCCCACAACATGCCAGTGATAGACCCAAGTTTTTTGGAATAGCAAAAAAAGTGATGCCTGGGTATCACTTATAAGTTTATAAAGTTTTTCCATTAAACCAATACTTTTTAGGTATTTATAAAGTGGGAAATACAAGATTCGAACTAGTGACCGTCTGCGTGTAAAGCAGCTGCGCTACCGCTGCGCCAATCTCCCATAATTTTATAAAAGACCACCCCATAAAGAGGTGGTCCGACTCATCTTATGAGTAGTCTATCAGAACTTGATACCTAGACCAGTTGTGAACACTGGACTATAAGTCCCATTCGTCACACCATAAGAATTAGCAGCATTGGTGGTTGGGAACTTAACATCAGCAAAACCAACCAAAGAATTAGTAATACGACCTTCAACACCCAAAGCAAGAACAACTTGACCCCGTGAACCAACGGCAGACTGATAATTGGAAGTAGTGTTATTTACGAAAGGAACTTGATAACCAACACCACCATAAACATTAGCACGACTTACTTTAGTTCCATCAGCAAGGGTCTTGCGTGAGATAGAGTAATCGTAAGTAGCAAGGGCACCACCACCAGCACCAATCTGTCCAGAAGGACTACCAACAAAGTTAGCATAAGGACGAACTGAAACCTCATTACCCCAAACAGTCGCTACAGGGAAACGCGCCTGAACAGTAGCACCAGAAACAGTTCGGTTAGCACCATAACCATTACCACGTACACCTTGTTGATCTAGAAGAACACCAACACCAACATACTGACCAACTCCTTGTGCCTTACGAGCGGCAGCAACTTCAAGAGTCCTTACACGAACATTAGTAGCAGCAAGTTGCTTAGAGAACTCAGCACGAAGAGCAGCAGCAGTGCGGGCATCTTCAGCACTGGAGAACTCGGAAATGCGATCAAGGCAAGCATTCGTCAGAGCAGCCAGCTCAGCACGAGTAGCATCCTGAGCAGGCTTTAAAGTACCATTAGGATAACCGGCAAGGCAACCGTAACGAGCATTTAGATTGGTAATTGCCTGATATGCCCAGTTAGTGGGGGAAACATCAGAGAATTGTCCAGCAAATGCGGGAACAGTCATTGCAGAAACAGCAACTGCACTAGCAACAATAGATTTGATTTTCATAAGAATGTATTAAAAATTACAAATACAAGATTTATTTAATTGCCCCCAAGAATTTGGGGGAAGCGGATACACGGATTTGAACCGAGGATAAAAGTTTGGAAAACTCTTGTGTTGCCACTACACCATATCCGCATTGTGAGAGTGGAAGGTTTCGCATCCTTCTACTGTATCCCTTGTCGGGGTGCCTTACTTTTGGCATCACTCTCGGCGCACTTCCTTCACACCAATGAATTATAAGACATAATGAGTATTATGTCAAGCCCCATAACAGAATTGAACTGTTCTCTGCAGTTTACAAAACTGCTGCATCACCACAATGCTTATAGGGCAGACTCCCCCGGCAAGATTCGAACTTGCGACCTGGAAATTAACAGTTTCTCGCGCTACCGCTGCGCTACAGGGGATTATAAGAAGCGTCTTTTTATGCTATGTGCATAACGACTACTCCAACGTCTCAGGAGGGACTCGAACCCCCGACCTACTCATTAGAAGTGAGATGCTCTATCCATCTGAGCTACTGAGACATAAGACTATTGTATCACTCCTTGGGGCAGTCGTCAACCCAAGGAGCACAGATTCTCATTTCACCACCAAGAACTGATTGGGCATAAGACCCGTCTGGTGGTTTCTCCGAGTATCGTGGTGAAGGTATTCTAATCTTTCCATCGTCTCCCGTCAAGCGTTCATACTCTGAGATTGCTGCATCAACATCACGCTTGATTCTCCTATCAAGTTTCTCTGGGTCTTTAATCACAAAGTCATTCAACATTGTTTGGGGAAAATATCTTCTCTGAACTTCATCAAATATATCCCATAAAGATGTTTCTTTTATTCCGGTACATTGTGAGAGCACTGCAATAATGGAACTCAATATAATTCCTATGATTGCATATTGCTTTATGTCCGGTTTCTGTTTACCAAATTTAAACATAAAAAAAGGAGAGTATGTACTCTCCTTATATATCAGACTTCTACTTGAATCATTCGGTTAGCGTAATCATGGGCATAAGATGTACGAGCACCATGGATCCCCCAACCAATCCAACTATATGTGGTATCCATATAAGAATAAATTGATCGACCACCTTTTTTCATACGATCTTCAATTTGCTTCCATTGAACTTCGGTTGTCAAATAACGAAGTTGAGTTTGAAGTGATGAAGGAGAACCACCATACCTCTTAGCAAAATCACCCAATCCATAATAACGATTCTTAGATGTCCATTGAATTAAACCATAACCGCCGTAGCAATTACGATAATTCGTTCTGTTACCACCTTCGCAAACATTAGGCACAAATGTTGATTCTTGTCTAATGTTGCCCATGATGGTAGCAAGGGCGTTTTTATCTTTAATTCCAATGTCCTGGAAATAATCCAGGGCTACATTTTCATTTTCATTACACCCTTTACAAATTAACCTTTTCTCTTTTGACTTTTCGGGAGCAACCTCACGGATTGCTGTCTTTGATGTAGTCCCCTCTTGAATAATTGAAAATGGTGGCGGACCACTCACAGGGGGAGGGGGAAACAGTGAAGGCAGTGATGCCGTACCGGTTGTAACCGTTGCCAGAAGAGGCAGGGTTACTGTAAAGAAGTTTTGCATTAAGTTTAATAGAATTCGACATCCGTATAAAAAGGGGGTACACCCAACCTCTCGGAGGGCACTTTCCACGGCTCTAATGTCACATCAAAATCTCATGATGTAATCCCTGTTTGGGGATTTTCCATAATAAGTGATTATTTAGGATTTGTCAAGGAGTCCAGTTTAAAAAATGTCCATCATAAATACTTGTAGTNATATNANANANNAAAATGAAAAGACTTCTTTTAGCCTTTTCGTTATTCTTTNNTANTCCTGTAGGTGCTGCTGAAATTACATCAAAAATCACTGATTCTGTTCAACTTAGTGTACAGGGTGCTGCGGTACAGTCAGAAAGAATGGGAGCATCTTATTCTGTTTCTGGTTCAAATATCAAAGTTGGTGCATCCAATGGGAATACTTTTGGTGGAGTTGCTACAACTGGAACTTATGATATCAACACTGCTGGACAAGCATTTACTTTTTCTGAAGCAAAAAATGCTGCAGATACAGTTGTCACCTCTCAAACGTGGTCTGCTGGAGCAATTGCTTCTCCCAACCTTTATGGGTTTTCTACTACTCAGTTAGCAGGGGATAAAGGTTCTCTTGCAGGCACTCTGAGTGGAACTGGTGTTGCTACTGTCACTGCTGGTGGTGCTGGTTCAACAGGAACAGCACAACGCACCATTGAACTGAGCGTATTCAAATGAGACACTTAACTCCCGTTCTGCTTTTAGCAGCGGGAGTCATTTGTACTCCTGCTTATGCTGAAAGTGTAGTTCCTAATTTTACNAGAGGAACTATCAACGCCACAACAGAATCAACTACACGNATTGTAGAAACCATACGCCAGGTGGAATATTCAACTGGCACATCTTATACTGTATCTGGAACTAATATTAATATTCCTGGAACTCCATCTCCTGGAGCAAATTACACTATTATGAATCAAGGTGCTCCGTTCCAATTTAGTGAGACATATCTCGGAACTGGAATTGCGAAAGAAACATGGATAGATCGAACTACAGAAACAAATTCAACCACTACATCAATGTCTGTGTTTACACAGTAATGTTGATGGGGTCAGGAGCAATTGCTCAGACCGCCCCTGCGCCTTCCAATACCAATATTGCTGGACC